AACTAGGATTTATCCTGTCTTTTGTTTTTGGCATTGTTAACTCCTTGTAACATTTTTTCTAATGCTTTTGTGGTGTGACCTTTGTTGTTCTTATATTCGTCGGTCTCTTTCCACTCAGCATACTTACTTGCAGTTTGTAATACAAGTAAATCAACTGTTGTGCCTTCTCTTAAGGCTACACTTGGTAAAACACCATATCTCTGTGCAACGTTATCCAAACTCAATAGCATCTTTGTATGTGTGCTATCCCAGTCTGGTTTGGTGTTTACAACTTTCCCAAGCGTTCAACAATAGCACCAACGGCTAAAATCATTACATCTGTTGGAAGTGTATTTTCCTTTGTAATAATTTGTTTGCCTTCATCATCTAAAATAAGGTCTTTGACCATATCAATAACATCACCTGGTTTGCCACCGTCATTAGCGTTTGCTAACTTCATAAACACATCCATTGGTTGTCTGTCATAGGTATGGAAACTAACTTCTTCACCGTATTTCTTTTTAACGGCTTCGTTAGATAGTTTAATTTCTATTAGTTGGGGTTTTGCTGATAATTCTTTTAACTTCATATCTGTTTTCCTTTTAATCTTCTTTGTTTAGTAGTTCGTTTGCGACTGCTACTAAAAAACCTAGCCTGCTTTGGGCTTTCTTTAAATCACTTTCGGCACATCTTATCTCGTTCTTGGCTTTTGCCACTTCTGCAAGAATTGTTTGTGCTAATTCTTTTTTGTTTAAAGTATTTAGTATCTGCATATCGTCTTTTTCTGTGCTGTTAATAATATGGGGGAATTGCTCCCCCCATATAATTTTGTGTTACAATTATGCTAACGCTGTATCAGAGACTGCGAAGTCACTGTCAATTGTTAACGTAATTGGCGATACCCACACGGGAGCATCCGCACTTACAGTTGGAGCAAGACCGGTTACATACCCCGTTCCGCTCATATACTTGCCGGCTGTTCCATCTGATTGATCACCTAAGTAAAGATCAAATTGAACTCTAGATTTCTCTGTTGATAATCCAAAGATGCCGTTTGCCGCCGCTGGTTCATTAGTGCCACGATCATCAAATGTCGTTGCGTCAGTGGCCACGTGCCAAGTTGCTTCTGCTGTTGCGAAATAAATTTCGCCTGCAGTTAAGCCTGAAGTTGGTAGTGCCGCTTCGTCCGCCACAGTTGTGAATCCTTCACCGAAGAAATTTGGTTGGTTAAGAACCAAATTCATTCCTAGACTGTTAGTTGCTGTAGTGGCGATTTGTTTTTTCGCCGCCGCATCTAACTGCGTCCAAGTAAATACGTCATTTGCCGCATTTACAGTGATATCCTGTAGTGAAGGAACTGCAATACCAGTTGTATCAGCCGCCTTAGATGTGTAATGAAGTTGAAGCGTTGCTTGAACATTATTAACACCTGGTGCTGGGTAGATATATTCTGCCATTTTGTGTTTCCTTTTTAGTTTAGTTTTTAATGTTAGTAAACCTTATTTCAAACTGTGTTACTAATTGGTCACCGTTAGCATAAGAAGTTGAAACGTTTACTCTTTTCTCAGTATAACCTGTGATAGTAGTATCTGTCTTTACTCCTTTTACTGCTGTAACCATAGCATCATAGTTTGAAGGTAAAGTTTTAGCGTCTGTGACAACATAGACATCGACAATAGTGGTTTCGGACACTATTGAACAATCGTCTAATGTATCATATAAGGGTTCTTGTTCAGTTGAGGGGTTGTCTACATACAACGATTTTAGATTTTGCAAGTAAAGTGCTGTGCCGTTTTGATCAAACGGTAGATTCTGGCTTACGCCGAAACCACTTGGCTTGTTTGCTTCTAAATACGTTAATATTAAACTTCTCATTATCTTATCCTCTTCATTTGAACAACACCGGGAGCCATCTCGCTAGAGTTGATTGTTCCTGTGCCGTCAAAATCATACCAGTCACCTGCAGTTATAAGTTCATTAAACAGTTTTGTATATTTCTGTTCATAGTAACCTAGTTTCTGCTTTTCATCATTATCGTCATTACCAAAATCAGCAACTTTAGGAAGTATGTAGTAATACATTGTTAGATAACAACATAAATCCGTAAAGTCATCTCTTCTGGCTTTGATTTTAAGTCCGCTTGGTGAAGGAATATCAGCCACAGTCTTGATGGTAGTAGTTCCTTTATCTTGAATGATAAAATAACTTCTCCACCAATCTGTGGATCTAATATTTGATAAGATTCGTGAGCTGGATCTAACTAGTAGATCCGTAACCACATCTTCTGTTAAGGCCTCATTTGCCACAAACAATCTGCTGTCAGTTTCAGTCATATCTGTATACTGAGCAAAACTAACAAAGTTTGTTGTTGTTTCAATGAAAGCCATTTTCAATTATTCCTTATTATGCTACTAAGTCCACGTTCATAATTTGACCGTGCGTTGCTTGTAAAGTAGCCGCGCCTGCAACACCTGTTAAAACTAAATCAGTTGCACGATTAGCCGCTTGGTATTGCTCTTGAGCAGAAATTGAACCACGCATTGCGTGACCAATAGCACTTGGTGAGAATACTGCACAAGTTGCCACACCAGTTCCACTGTCGTAAGGAACTAATGATGATTCAATGATGCTACATCCTGCAATATTACCAACGAAATAATTTGATAAAATTTCGTTACCAACATTTGTGTTTGCTGTGTAGGCATCAGTTGCTGTTAATGACTTTTTAATTGCGTTAGCCGCCGTTGGGTGGATAACTGCAAAGAAAGGGCCTGTAACTTTATTTGATCTAATTGCGGCAACTCGATCCATAATGTCATCTTTACCAAAACTTGCTAAAGCAATGGCTGTAGTTGCGCCACCTAGGTTTGAGAATTCGCTCATAAATTGCGTATCCATAGATTCTGCAATAGCTCTACCTGATTGCTCACCTAATTGTGACATAACATTTGATTCTGCTGAGTTTTTCAACATATCTGTTACTTGGTGATAAACAACGTGCTCAGATAATGTAATTAAAGCCTGAGATGTGTTTGTGTCTTTGGCTGTTGCCGCAGATTCATCAGTGATGTTTTCTGCTGAGATTGAACTCCATACAGGAACTTGTAATACTTTTCCTGCGTTTACTGGAGCGTCGAAAATTGTAGCCATTTGTCTTGCTACTGAATTTTCATATGCCGCGAATTGTGCCGCTGTTACGAGATTGCTAAACAATTCTGCATTGATGCCTGTTGTGTTTGCCATTTTACTGGTCTCCTTGTTTTATATTAATTAACGCAGACCTTGTGATTTTTTATATTCACGATAGATTGCTCTATGTTCAGGATTCTGCATATCTAGTTTATTGACATCTATTTTACTGTCTTTATTTGATTTAGTGTTGCTAGTTGTATTTGTTGTTGCTGGTGCTGGTGATACAAAATGAGCGTTATTATCTAACCACTCTTTAACGTAAAAGTCAACCGAGACTGGCTTTCCGTCATCATTGTATCTTACACTACCATCGCTTCCAATTACTTCAACATCACCTGCATCATTAAGTCTTACATTACCGGCTAATAAACTTTTTACTTGTTCTGGTGCTACTGCTTTATAACGAGCCGCGGCATCTAGTAAAGGTGTATTAACTTTGTATTCTTTAATAATACTATCACGTTTTTGTATTTCGACGTCTTTCTTTTGAGCAAGTTCTTGTAGTGTCTTTTCAAATTCGCCTCTTTTAATTGCTTCTGCTTGAGCTTTTTGCTCTGCTTCTGCTTTTAGTTTGCGTAATTCTTCTGGATCACCCAAGTCATCATATACCTTTTCGTATTTGCGTTGCATAGACTTTTTTAAACCAGCCATATGGTTGTCAAATTCTTCTTGTGTATATGTTTTTGTTTGCTCTACAGTTTCCTGAGTATTTGTTTGGTTAGCGGCTTCAGTTGCCTCTACAGTTTCCGTTGATTGATCGCTCATCGTGTGCGTGCCTCCTTAAGAGTGTTAATGTTATTTAGCGATTAGTTTTCGCTGTTTATGTGCGTATAACCTTCAGCAGTCAGTCTAACGTGATCTGCTTCAGTATTCGCTGTAACTTGTTCACCTTCTGGACTTACCATAATGTGTGGAACAAATTCCTCGGTAAGGTATTCTTTGGGATCCTCACCAAGTAATTCAATAATTCGTTCGTCAATAATTTTCAATACGCTTGGATTAGTAACGGCTTTTTTAGCAGTTT